GTAATGGAATGCACTGTTGAAACAATGACAGCTGCAGCTAGCATGGCCTTAGCTCTAAGTCAACAATGAGGTTGATTCTTCATGGCGACTAATGCTCAAATGGCTCGCCTTCTCTATGCTTTAGGTGACACGCTCCTTGAGGGCACCGCTAGATCTGCAGGCGTTCCAGCCCCTGCATTGCAAGGATTCGTTGAAGGAATCGCTGTAGGCACTGCAGACATGGTAAAAGGCAAGAAGAAAGGTAAACGAGCTGTATCCGCGTACAACAAAGCATTTGGAAAAGCATTCAAGCGACAAAAAGCAAAGATGACTAAAAAGAATGGTGACTGGAAAAAAGGTTGCAACTCTGCTAAATGTATGAAAGCAGCTCATGCTGAAACAAGGAGGCAATTGAAATGAAGAAGGTCGGAAGAGTTAGAACTCTACGCGGACAGATTGAAGTCACTGGTGGCGGCGTAGCTCGCAAAAGTTTGGTAGCTGCAGATGGCCTGATCAACTTTGGTTTGAAAATTACAAAGTTCCAGCTATGGGCGGTTGACCCTGCAGATACATTTATTGCAATTCTAAGCTATGATACTGTAGCTAGTGGAACTCAAATGGATGCTGCAGACAATAGACAGTTTGGCTGGACTGTTGGCAATGGATCTGCAGAGATCCATTCTCAATTCTTAGACCCTGATCATATCATCAACCGCGATATGTTTCTATCAATGGTAGGTTCTTCAACTGGCGTTTACAATTATTTGATTGAATGTGACATTTACACGTTAACTGATGATGAGGCTATTATCTCCATCATCAAAGAAACTAGTCAACAGTGAAGCTTCTTCCCTAGTCTGCAGCATTTGGCACACCTTTGCATCTTGCGACCATCACAACGAGATAAACGCGTAGAGCATCCGCGTACATTGCAAGTGCGATCAGAATCAATCTTCATCATCAATAACGGGTTCAACAATAAATCCAGCTCGCTCTAAGGAATCTTGATATTCAATTTTGGAATTGGCGCGCATATTGACTAATCTATCTCTGATCTCAATCAATGTTGATCCTTCCATGTGCATGATCAACAATGTTTGAACTGCATCTTTGATTCCCTGGTAATATCCTTCATCATAAATTGCTTCTTCACTCATTCAAATTCCTCGATCTTTGTTTGTTTTAGAGCTTCGGCTAGAATTCCATCAACAGTTCCAGTGTATTCGGAATCCATCTCTTGAGCATAAGCGATCAGAGTAGCTGCTAAATGTCTCGCAACACCCACCCATCTAGCTCTAATTCGCTCGGATTCCGCGATATCAATGCCCATGCTTTGAGCATGGAGTGTATCGCGTACCCATTTACTAAAGTTCTTCATGTCACCCGCTATTAACGAGGTCGCTTGGTCTAGAGAAACCATCTTTTGTATTTTCATTTCATACCCTCCGGTCTATCCGAAAGTGTGTTTTGGTATATACATACCCCCCGTTCTATGACGCAAAGCGGAGAAACTCCAAATAGACCTCGGCCTCCGGTAAGTAAACGCTGGCCTCGGGCGTGGCGGAGAAGCCCCTTCTCGGGAGCGGAACCTATGCCTCACCCTAAAGGAGATAGGAATCCGTTGGGCTTTGGTGTAATAATGAAAGTAGGTTTACTTTATACACCGTCAGCCATTCCATGTGAATATGGCAAGAAGCGATTCTTTTTTCATACGAGCCGAACTAGCTTTAGATGCAGCTGGAACTTTTAACACGCAAGCAATAGATCTGGGTTCTTTTGTTGATGCACTAGGGAAGACCGTTTTACGGATTCATAATTGTGCTATCCAATACACCTATGGAACAAATACCGCCCCTCTAATTACTGCACCTACGGATGAAGCGATTACATCATGGCAGCTCACAACTCAAAATCAAACCGATATGGTGAATGCTTCCAATAGGACCGTAATTTCAACTGGCGCGCTAGTAGCTAGCAACTCAAGTGCATCTGGGAACACTGTCACCTTTGTTAGTCATGATCTAGATGTAGCTCCTCAACATTGGTCAAATGGTTATTTGATAGCTGTTGAATCTATCCAGCTCTCGGGTCAATCTTCTGCAGCATTCGCTTTTGCTTGTGATGTTTCCCTGGTAATGGAATGCACTGTTGAAACAATGACAGCTGCAGCTAGCATGGCCTTAGCTCTAAGTCAACAATGAGGTTGATTCTTCATGGCGACTAATGCTCAAATGGCTCGCCTTCTCTATGCTTTAGGTG